ATAAATGTGGATTTTTTTTCGATAAGCCTATCCCTAATTTCATCGTCAGACATTCTTGCTGTGGCCCGTCTCTGCCTTGGGGGAACCCCTTCTCGGTAAGCGTCTATCTCCGCTTGAGACACGGAAGGCGCCTCTAATGTAGCCCTAATTTCATCGTCAGACAGTCCTGCTCTGTTCAATCTCGACCTTGGATCCTGCCCTTCTCGGTAAGCGTCTATGTCCTCTTGGGTGACGGCTTGAGGATCGCTAGCTGCGCTAGATTCGTTCCACTGTGTTTCTGCTTCAGCTCTGGCTTGCGCTAGCAGTTCTTCGGCGTTGCCGCCCTGAGACTCATATATCCTCACCAGCTGATCGACATCGTTAGTCTGGTTCACCGTGTAGTAAAAATCCGAGGCAGCAGCAGGGTCGTTGGTGGCACCTTGCTCCACCGCAGCGCTGAGAATTCCCTGCCGCAACCGAGCCTGAGAAATTTGATCAGTGGCGTTTTCTAAGCTACTCGCACCAGCGAGTAAGGCACTTTGGTTATCCACAAACCCGTCGCGCGTTATCCCAGCTTGGTAACGCGCGTTCATCTCGTTATTGAACTCATCCGCAGACAACCGGACGACTGTGTCATTAGGATCGGCTGACCTATTTTCTGTCATTGGCGCAATTACGCCATTGTCTTTACGGCGCATCATGGGGACGTAAGAGACGTTGCCTTGGTCGTCCTCCTCACGGTTGAAACCAGAGAGCTCTGCTCCCACCCGTTCACCCTGCTCATTAGTGAAATAGCGGTAATCTTCGTTTCCGATATTGGCCAGCTGCGCCAACAGGTCAGGGCGTTCGCTCTGCAGCTTCTCCCAATCTTGAGTGTTCCAAGGGGAAGAAACGTCCCCCCGATGGGCGAATATATCTCCCATAACATTCTTGTAGGAGAGCGTCTCCTGTCTTTCGCGTTCCGCAGCATTTCGAATGTCTTGCTGTTCACGATCTATTTGCAGCGCCGCACGCTGCGTGTTTTGGTTATACCTGTTCTGGTAAAACTGCTGTCCGGTTTGTAATGCGGCTAACGCGCCTTCTGCTAAACTCATCGTCGTTTCCTAAAGTGCAAAAGCGAATATCGCGGCGGCACCCAAGCTACCTATCGTGCTGTAGGTTTGGGCTTTGGAAGCTGCGCTCGCTTGTCTGTATGCGTTCTCCCGTTGCGTATGGTTATTCGCAGCGGAACTTAATTGGTTCAGAGAAGACCGGTTTACGCCCTGCCCAATATTGACCAGATCAGCCAGTAACGCTTGGTTAGCTTCACTCTGGGCAATGCGAGAGTTATTAATGGCGTCAACGCTGCCTAGAGTGCTGGCACGCTGAAGTTGACGGGCCTGTTCTTGTTGCTGAGCTGGTGTCAGCTGGACGCCATATCGAGCGGCGTTGCGATTTGCCACACCAGTCATTAAGCCCTGTGCTGCTGCAGAGTCTTCTCTCGCCTGATCAATAAGCGACGTGTCCGTCTGAGCTTTTTCCAGCATCTCTTCTTCAAACGAACGGTAGTTCTGAACGTAGTCCATGTACTGCTGCCTAGTAATCTGTGCGTAGGCTTTCTCAGGATCGCTTACATTCGGTAATGCAGCAGTACTCGAATAGTTATAGTTCGAATACATTTCTAGTTACTCCCAAAAGGGTTCGTGTTCGTAAATCCGCTAGCGCCCAATCGATCCCTAAACCCAGTAACCTTGTTACCTTGTTGATCAACAGGAGAAAAGAAAGAGCCTGAGGTGAACATCGGGTTGCCCTCAGCATCCAGTCTCTGTACCCCTTCGTCCATCACTGGGGCTTTAGTAGACATGTTCTTCGCTCCCTGCATGATCAGGGACGTACCAATCTGGCCAAGAGCAGCGGTTTTCGCTTCTCTGACCTGCTGATTTGCAGCAGCACGCGACAGCGCTTGTGACGCGCCCATGCTTGCCGCTTGTGCCATACCTGACTGCGCATCAGCGGCCTGCCCTCGAGCAGTTCCAAGAACACCAAGTTGCTGCTTATTCTGGATATCTTTCGCCGCAGTATTCGCCTGCGCCATCTGGCCCTGGTAGGCCTGCGCCATATCACCGCCGCTGCGACCGGAAGCTGCAGCGTCGTAGTTTGCTCCGCCAGCAAGAGTCTGCATGGTGTCTGCATTCGCACGTCCGCGTAGAGTTTTTTGCCGGTCGTCGCTGCGAGACTGATCACGCACTTGTTGTAACAGAGGATCGTACTTCTCTTTGAAGTACCGTTGCTCAGCCATAGCGACCGCCGCCGACGCTTTTTCGGCTTCGCTAGGTTGGTAATCTGCTTTCTTTGGCTTGCTACTCATTACAGTTCTCGTGTGTAAACAACCGTATCTTTCTTCCAGTTTTCGGCTAAGAAGTAGTCCTCTAGGGCCGATACCGGCGTTCTTAATTCCAGGTTCCTAAAACCATTTGCTCGCGCTAAGTCAGCAAAAAAAGGCATGTACTTAATCGCGCAACTTTGCCCCCGCTCCCTCGTCCAGGAGAGCCAGAACAACAGGGTTCTGTCCCCCGTAAACTCATCTATCTCCGAGGTGGTTATCGCAAACCCCTCGGGGGCGACCCAAAGTTGGGCCTCTCCGTTTAGACAAGCCGCGTAAACGTCTTCTGGTCTAAACGTCAGCTGAGGTTGCTCAGCTAAAATCTCTTCGATACCGCGCTTTACCCATACCCATTCAGCCCTGATATTGGCGGCTATTGGGTTAGTAGGCTCTCCGACGACCGCGGCCGTGTCTTTTTGTGCTGATGACTCCACCATATTTGACTTTCCTCGCGATACTGGTGTCTGCGTTGCGAGCTCTACGCTCCGCCTCATCCACACCTTGGTTAAATAATTGCCCGTAGACTCCCGCGCCTTGGAGATCTGACCAGTCTTTATTTGGAACTCGTAACAAGCGGAACAAGGCACCGTTAACGATGGTGTCTCGATAATCATTCATAACGTCGTTATCGCACGCGGTGCTTGTATGCGTTGGCCTGAGAACGGCCCGAACTATAGTGCTACCGACAGTTGTCGCGCCTGGAACAGGGGCCAATATGAAAGCCTCGGAGCTTTTCTGGACGAAGTACTCGGGTGTGCCTGTCTCTTCGCGCCATTTGGGTAAACGTTGTTCGAGCAAAGAAGTGCTCAAAGGCTCTAAATCTTTACCTTGGTGTGTCACCCACAAAATCTTACGTACCGAGGTACCTCGAGGTGCTTCAAGGTCATATTCGAAAATGTTGGCTAATGTAGTTACCGGATCTAACTCAACCTGATATACGTTCGCGCGCTCGCAAAGCTCTATCACGGCTGACCGGATGTTGCTCTCTATGAGAGTATCAGGGCACCCAGGCACCATCGGTAGAATTTCAGGTAGTAATGTCTCGTAAGAAATCGCCATTCACTACCGCCTAAACGACTGCTGCTACGGAACGTGCTCTCTCCGCATTGGGGTTTGTCATCGCATCGATAGCCCCCTTCCCAGTAACGGACGTTTGAAAAAGCTGATAATGGCTTCCTGCACGTTGTTGGTTACCCGCGAACTCGGCGTCTTTCATGTACGCCATGTATAAGACATAGTTCATGATCGCATTAGCAAATATGTCAGGGATTGACAGGTTGTCTGATGCAGTAACGGTCGCTGGGTTGGCTGAGTAAACCAGCTCAACATAGGCGTCCCCGCTAACACCTGGATATACGTAAAAGTTTCTGGGGTTCGACTCTTCATACGAATAGTGTTTGACGATGTTCGTATGGGCAGCATCACCTGACACACTGGGGTCGTGCCAGTCTGGGGTTTGTGAATCTAGTACTGCGAGGTCAACCAACCGTATCGATCGTTTACCCACACCGCCGCTCGCAGCGGACATGTTGCGTACAACCTTTAACAGTCTGTTACCCGCTGAGGGGATCTCTTGCTTGGTACCCGACGTAAGCGTCACGGTAGTGTTAACAGCGCTAGCGTCCGGCTTGAGCAACGCAATCTCACGCTGCGCATCGTTGACCCATAAGACAAGCTCGCTGGTAACAGGCCATCTAACGCCAGTGGTGTCTTGTAGTACTGCTTGGACTCTATCAATAACGCTTTGAGCTGTTACTGCCATCTTTTATACCTATGAGTTAAGGATCGATTCCCATGCAGCTTCTCGGGCATCAGCATCAATCGTTCTGCCTAGCGCCTTGTTAACAGCAGCAGCCTTGGGATAGCCATCGGCTTTGAAATTCTTTGGGTCACCTTCGTCCATCATTTTTTCAAGACATAAAATAATGTCCTGATCGTTAGCGACTCCGGCGTGTTCTTCTGCGCCCTGTGGGGCGGCTTCTAAGCCAGGGTTGGTCGGCTTTTCTTCAACGACTATGTCGTTATGTTCTTTTGCGCCCATTTGAATGGCTAGCAAGCCAATCTCATCGGCTATTTCTCGTGGTACACCTGCTTCAAAACGAACAGCTGTGCCTCCTAGAGTTGTGATAAATAAATCTTTGTCACTGACAATCTTCATGATTATTACCTGTAAAAAAGGGCCCCCTCCGAAGAGGGGGCGGTAGACTTACTGGGCGGTATCGAGAGCGACGATGCCGAAGTCCTGTACAGAGCCACTGATGTCGCTGTTGTACTTAGGCTTACGGAGACCGAAGATCTTGCCTACGCTGATACCAGACTGGTTGCCATAGTCGAAAGTATCTTCAACCATTTCAGGCAGACCGATGTCAGCCAGAGCCAGAGCCTGAGCACCACAGAACAGAGCACGTCCACCAACTACGTCAGCGTCAGCACCCCACTTGTAGCCAGCTGCGCCAGCGTTAGAGGAAGTACCAGTAGTTGCACCAGAAGTGTTAAACACATGGCGGAACTCGTGGATCATCACGCCATCGACCATCAGGCTTGAAGTACCAGCGAACAAGCTGTTGCTTGATCCACGTACACCAGCGTTACGGACGTTAGCGATGAAGTCAGTATCCAGCTTCAGGTTAGCCATCTGCTGTGGAGTTACAAACATGTGGAAAGTTTCCTGGTTACCAGCACCACGAATACCACGAATGTAGTTGTCTTTAGCAAAAGCCTTCAGGTTAACGATGTGCTTGTAGCCAAGTGTATCGCTATTGGTTACAGCAGTAGTGTCACCAGCTGACAAGTCATTGCCGTTGATTCGCAGGTGACGATCTGAAGTAGGGGCAGATACGTCGGAAGCAAACTCAAGGTCAACCAGCTCATGCCCAGCAGAACCAGAAACAGTTCGCAGGCCACCGTTGTTCTTGTGAGTGTAAGCAACGCCAGACATAGACAAAAATGCCAGCTGGTCGCAGCGGTCAGCCATTGCATAAGCAAGAGCGTCACGAGACTGTTCGCGGAAGTTAACTACAGTTTTCTGGTCGGTCATACGGCCAGCGATGCGGTTAGCAAAACGCAACTGATCCAGCTCAATGGAGATGTCATACGCGCGGAGGGCTTCTTCATTCCCTTCTAGCGTGTTGTCACCAGTGATGCCGTCGCCAGTCATGTCAGCGAGCAAAGTGATGTTAGCTTTGGTGCCTTTCTGGTTCTTAGTCAGTTCAGTAACTCGCTGAACCATTGCGTTAGAACCTGAACCAGCGAACTGGTTAATGAAAGATTGGTTGCGAGCTACTTTCCAGAAGTCGCGGCTCCAGGCTTGGAGTTGGTCGCCAGTAAGCGTACCGAAATTTGTTAAAGCCATGATGGGCTCCTAATTAAATGGGTTAAATAATTTTGTGGCACACGCCACTTACTCAGCCGACTTTAGGAGCGGCTAATCCGTATTCCCGTATCGTGGGACAACGAACTAGCGCTTATTAACGAGGGGCGACCTCGGCAGGTTTTACGCCTTATGCAGGCGAGGAATACGTTTTTTACGGCTACGGGCCGACCACATATCGTTGTGATGGACGAACTTATATTGAATATTAGTGGAACTAATATATCAATGCAACACCTTAACGCAAAGGATTACTCAAATAATCCATGCCATCCCATAAATCTTGGATTTCGCGTTGTAAAACGGTGACTTCTGACTCAAAGCCATCGATGCTTTCCGCGAACTCATCGATTTGTTTCACCACCAACTCAGCGGATGTCACGGTAGCACGCATGGTTTCAATATCCCGCTCAAGCTCTGTCACCTTGCCATCAATCAAGAGCAGCGCCGCCTGCTGGTCGGCAATGGTTTTGAGATTAACACCAAGCTCTGCCAGCTTACCCTGGAGTTGAGACACATCATTGGCGTTAAGCTCCTGCTGAATTAGCAGTATCTCCTCTTCTAACGGCGCTATATCGGGGACAGATATAGCCTCCACCGCCTCTAGGCGTGAATACAGTGAACTTGCAGTCCATACCCCACCACCAAGGGTAGTAGCCAAAGAGAGCAAAATGGCTATGTACACTCCTTTAAATGAAGTGTTTCCAATCTTTAACTCGGTTTCAGCTAAATCAACCATCACTCGCACCCTTCGCTAAACATAAAACACCCGTATGCAAGGTGTGTTGGGCCAGTTAGATAGAGGTCAGATTCAGAACCCATCAGCAGTACTTCAGCTTCTTGGACGTATAAGTCGGGCAGATAAGAGGTGCCGCCGTTCAGATACACAGCAGAGGCATTATTCGTACCTTGCCACTGCATCTTCACCCACTGCCTATTGCTGTCATAGCTTAGCGTCGCGAACTCAGCGTTGCTGTTGTTGTTCTCAGCGCCGGTCTGGAGAAACGCCACCGCGTCTTCGCTCGAAGCAACAGCGATATATGCGCTCGCGTTATTGGCATGAGTCTCGATGTCATCAACTGACTGGTTGTATGTATCTACCTGTTCCTGGCTGACCTGCAGCGTCTCAGCGCCAGCTTCGACAAAGCTCTGAACTTCGGCTTGCTCTTCCGCCGTAGATGCTTCGGCGGCAACTTCTGCGACTTCGACAACCGCAATCATTTCCACCACCACATCGGTAAATATACCAATGGCGCTGTCCATCAGGGCGAGTTCAGTAGCAGCCTGTTCCTCCAACAAGTCCTGAACAGATCCATATGGCTGGAAATTCTGCATACCAGCCAGCGCATCGTTGTAAGCGGTTAGCTGTTCGGTGCTAATGTGCGCGTTCTGCGACAGTGTGCCGTCGGACAGGCCTGCGCCCGTCGGGGCGTAGTCCATTCCCGCGCCGACGATCTTTATGCCGTAGTCGATCTGGTTAACTATCGCGCCGGACGCATCTATTAAGTTGTCTAACTCAGTCGAGTGAGCTGCGGAACCTGCTACTAACAGACTCAATATCATCAATTTGTTCTTCATCGGATTCGATACCTATATCAAGGATTGCGTTGTACCAGAGTTGTGTATCGGTGAATCTGGGTTCGGGCGGCGCATCAGTGATCAACGCGCGCCTCACCATTCTTACGTCACCGTATTCTGGAATGTATAAAGATGGGTTTAACTTCATCAGCAGAAATGCTGACTTCCCAACAACCAATCGACCTTGCTGCTGAATAGGGCAAGGAGTCCCTGATAAAAACATTGACCGCCAGATGTCTTCGTCACCGCACATCCTGGCGATAGCCGCAACCGTCATACCAAGCTCATTTAAGAGCCGAGCATCACGGCGTCGGTTACAGTCTTCGTCCGTGGCGTAGCCGCCGCGTGTGATACCGAGGATACCTGTCTGCAAGGATGATCCTGATCCCTGTAGACAAGTCTCGATGCCATTGCTCATGTAGCTCGGGGCAACAGCAGAGTAAACAGGCATATCGCTACTTGAGCCCGCGCCGTTATATGTATTACTGACAGACCTGTCCTCAGTATTGTTGTTACTGGAGACAGTGCTGTCCACATTACTTGTGTTTAATGAGCCCTCTTGGCTGTTTTGCGTTTGGCCTGTCGCGAGACTGGTGGAAAAAACCAGACTCGCTAAGAGGACTCTTATCATAGGTCACCTATATCGAGCGGTCTTTTTAGCGATCTTCCTCGGTTGTTTATTAATATGCCTCACCACTTAACCTTGTCGGCCCAATAGGCAGCAGACATCTTGCCTTTCGAGATGTTCCTAGCGTGTCGTGCCTTGAAGCTGGCGCGTTTTTTCTTCATACGCTCGGACTCACCTTTCTTCGGTTTACCCGCAGTACTAGCGCCCTGCTCTCCGAAACGAATGGTTTTGATTTTGTCACCCTCTTTAGCCACAACAACGTGCGACTTCTTGGGGTGGCTTGGCGTCCTTTTTGGTTTGTTGTAACCCGAGACTCCAGCTCGGGCTAATCGTGGGTCTTTTTTAGTATCCACTACAAAATATCACCTCGTAGACGTTTCAACGTAGCTTCTGGCAGCGCATCAAACTCTTCCTCAGTCATGGTAGAGAGATCGATAACGTTATCACCGCGGTTAGAGGAGCTTTCACCTGGAAGTTCTGGTGGTTGAGCTTCTGCGGCTTTCAGTTTCTTGCTGACTTGCGCCCGTTTTTTAGCCACTTCGTCAGTTTTTTGCGCTTTCCCAGCTAGACTTGGCGCACTTTCTTGCGTTTGATCTAAATCGCGGTCTTTAACAACGTATTTCACGGCTTTTGAGAGTGCGTCGACGGCTTCGTATCCTTTCATAATGAAAGCATCACGTAGCTCGACGACTTCGTTGGTGTATTCCTCGCTAAAAGACTCTGAATTGCGGTCAAAAACGGGGTACGCCTCTTCCATCGCAGTCGCGGCTTGCTGCAAAGCTGTCATCTGACGGTCTTGGTTGACCGTTTGAGACATCTCTTGCCGCATTTCATACTCTAGCTGCTCTCGTTCTGCTTTGCGGATCTCTCTTCTAAGAGCAACCGCTTCCTGCGTCTTACCATCCAGTACCATGTTTTGGTACTCAACTTCTTTCGCATCGAAATCGTACGCCTCGGGGGCTTCTTCGGGCTTTTCATTCGCTACATTGATCTCGTCTAGCTGTTTTTGTAACGCTTTTTGCTTGGCTAATACCTCGTCGAGGCGTTGTTTCGGCACCATTGGGCCTTTCTTAGGCTTAACGAGCGATAATTCCGGTGTTTCCTCAACTTCGGCAGCGTTTTCTTCGTTTTCCGCGGCTTCTATTTCTGCGTCGTCCTGTTCAGTTCCCTCTTCGGGCTGCTCGACGCTTTCATCTTCAGAAACAGCTTCGGCATCTTCGTCAACTTCGCTGGCTTCTTCACTTTGATCTTTAGCTTCCTCCTCTTCAGCAACTTTTTCCGGCTCTTCTTCCGGTGTTTCGAAACTCAAATCCAGCTGAGGACTATCATCCTCCTCTGGCTTGTCAGCCCCTGGCATCACATCAAACTCCAGTGCTTTTTCTTCCTGTTTTTCTACTGCTTGGTCTTTCTTCTTACTCATCTAAGAACTCCTATTAGTCCTGTTGGTGTTTTGAAAGGCAGCGGTTGCCAACTTAGTTGCTGCCGAGGTTTGAGACTGGTTTTCGCGAACGGTATTAGTTGCAGAGGAGAGTTCTCTCCTCAAATCCAGCTGCTCCTGGTTCATCTGAATCTTCGCCTGCAGTTCAGCCATACGCAGTTGCGGATCAACCTCAGAAACGTCCTGTACCTTGGCGACGTTAACGGCGGTTTCTGACTGAAGTTTGCGCACCTGTGCCTCGGCTGCAGCAATTTCAAGCTGCAGCTTCTGGATAGATGCCTCTTGCTGGATAGCCAAAATCTCTGCCTGCTCTGGCGTCGGTGGTTCCTGACCTGTTAGCACGCGAATGCGCTTAGCCAGCTCTCCTTTCTTCGCCAGGTGGCTGTACTCAACGATGGCATCATCAGGAATTGCAACTCCGGCGCTACGCAGCGCAATGGCTTCAGCGAACTGAGTCTCGTCGAAGCTGTCTCGTGCAGGCATAGTTGCAACAACCACATCGTACTCACCCAACGTCAGGTCATTGATAATCTGACCTTCGGGCGTCATCTGGTTAATCACCATAGGCTCGCGCGACTTCAGCGGATCCTGTTCGTTGGTAACCTGTATGACGCGCTGCTCGGTGTAGAAAGTCTGCACGAGATTCAAAATCTTCTCGGCCAGGTACTGACGGGTCTTTCGCAGGTTATCCAACGGCACCTGAATCATGATCGCGCCGCGGTTCTGCTTGGCCTGTATGGCGATACCAGATACTTCGGCGCTATCGGTGCCCAACATTGAGTCGTTGATACCTGATATGGCCTTAATGTTCGCTTGCGCCTTCTGCGCAATGCGGTCGAGCCCTGTGGGGACCTGATTCGGCTGAATCTTCGCCGGTGCGTTGGTGCCGCGCGCGTACTCCAGTACCAGCCCAGTCTCAGCGCCGTGTTCTTCAAGGTCATCGGCAGTCATACCGACCAGCGACCCGCTCTCAATCATCCAGCCACTATTAGCTGTGGTATTAACTATATGCAGCTCTTGGCTTGCAATCTTGTTCAACTGCTCCTGCGGAGAAAGTAGGTTGCGAACCACACCGAAAGGTCGCCCTCTTCGGAAATAAGCGAAAAAAGGAACAATGGTGAAGTCGTTATAAGGAGACCAGTCATCGTGCAGAACGACCTTGTCGCAGGTAACCGTCCAGCGCACTTTACGCACCATCTTGCTAATCAGCGTTAAGTTGTAGTCCTTCGCGAACTTCTTACATTTGCGCTCGTTCCAGGCATCTGGGCACTGGCGCTGGTCACCCGTGTCAGGGTCGACAAAGAAAGATGCGTGCGCAAGCTTCTTGTGCTGGCGCTCAACGACACGCAGCGACTTCACGTTGCGGTATTCTTCGTCACCTGGGACACCGGCTCCGAAATACTCGTCGGCATTTTCGGTATCTCCGTACCGCGTCTCCTGATACTCAACAGAGTCAGGACCGAAACTCATACCGTTCTCTGCAACAAAGAGCAGCCGCTCTGCGCACTTCTTACCGTACAGCTCTTCGATTTCGTCAAGTGTCATCCACCTGGTTTCGAACACTTCGTTCCAGGTTTTCGGATCTGCATCCTTCGCATCTGGATCGATGAGTATGTCTAGTGGATCTTTGGCAGTGATTCGAATCTCACCCTCGACGTGATCGCTAAAGTCCATGCGTACATCGAAATAACCGCGGCCGTCCATAATCAGGCCGTCGCTGAAGACCTGCTGCTCCACCCAGTCCAGTTTGTTGCTCTCACTAATCTGCAGGTACAACTTGGTCAGAGTATGGGCAGTCTCTTCTATACCGCCGCGTCGTGGTTTGAACTGAATATCAGCACGCCGCGTAGACTGTTCACCAAGGATGGTGTTAACCGTTGGCAGGATTGTGTTAATGGTCAGTGCCGGACGACCTTCGTCCTCGAGCCTCATCGCATCTTCATAGTCCCATTGATCGCCGCGATAGAACTCATCGCAGCGTTTCGCCATACGAACATATTCCAGATGCCCGTTATCTCGGGCTCGCTCGTAGCGCTCCCATTGGGTGCGGGTTATTTCTTCTTCCTTCTCGGGGGATATCTTAGGTTTGTTATATGCCATTGTTATGAGCTCATAGCTGATTTAGTGCGTTCGCCTTTAAGTAATCCAGGGAGCCTGTCTCTCCAACTTGGTACGTGTTCGACCTTTTCAACGAAGGTGCTGAACTCGGTCATCATTAGACCGATCCAAGCCAAGGCATCTACCTGGTCGTCGTGAACCCCATTCGGGAAGCGCAATAACTCTGCTACCAAAGGGCCAGTAAATTCTTCATCTCTGGGCAGGAAGACCATGCCCTGTTGCATCCGGCCCTGGATTGCCCGTGCTCGTGCTTCTTTATCTCTGCGCCCTGTTTTGAGGTCCTTGAAATACGCCTCATACAGTCCACGTTCACGAACACGCTTCTCGAGGAACGGCCCGAGGGCCATCTCGATATGTCCTTTCTCAATACCGATGATTGATGGCTTCCAGACTTCGTAGAGATCAAGAATCTGCTCCACCAGTTCAAAGCCATCAAAACGGCCACGTACCATGTCCATTACGTACATCTGGTCGTGCTCGTCTACACCGACAACGATACCCACGGTGTAGTCATTGCGGTCGTTCTTACCGATCGCCAAGTCCCACGCGCAGTAGTAACGCATGCGGTCTTCGTCTACATCCTCGCGGTCGTAATACTGAATCATCTCTCGGGTGAAATAGTCGCCATCATCAGCGACGGGGTTCTGCTGATACAGCGCCGACCAGTCTCTAGGGCCAACGGCTTTCTCAATACGAGTAAGCGCTTCTTCGTCGTAACGTTCACGATGCAGGGCTTCTCCCTGTAGTCGGAACTCTTCATCAACCTCAGCTCTGGCTGGGTAGTTAACAACTTCCCACTG